ACGACCGGGTCGTCGATCGTGATCGGTTCGTAATTCTGGAGCGCCACGCGCGCGCGTCGACCGTTCTTGTGCTTGTCGAGTTTACCACACGAATGGACGTAGAAGACCGCCGTCGTGGGTGCGTACCCTTGGCGTCGCATCAACCACCACGCCTGACGAACGTCCGAGCGAGTCTTCAACTTGAGACACGCCTCGCGAACTGTGAGCGAGGAGTGTTTCTTCGTCGGTGGCATCTGCTTGATCGGCATGTTGTTCACGAATCGATCGTACAGACGCAGACTCCTGTACGTGTGACCGTTGAGATCGTTGAAAATGTGTCCCTCGACAACCTCGTGCACGCGTCCGCGGTCGCGAAGATCGACGCCGCTTCGTTCGAGGTGACTCAAGTAGAGTTTGATCGTCGACGGTTTGTAATTCTTCTCCCGAAGGACGGTCGCAAAGTTTTGAAGAAGGTTGATCGTCGCCATGGGTGGTACTTAGTCTTCCCTGTCGACACGTCTTTAAGACATCGTGCGTGAGTTGATTATGATTCACGTGCGTTGGAAAAAAAGGTGCTATCTGTGTCACTGCCCACTGAATGTCGAGGTGGGATTCGACGACGAGGAAGATGAGTTCATGTGGAATTTGTGTATGGACTTTGTCACCGGTGAAGAAAGATTCCTCAAAAACATGCTTTACTATAAGAAATTAGGTGGGCACGTGTACCCGACGTGTAAATCGTGTTTCGATCTCAAGTTCGTGTGTACGCCGGCTACAATACGAGACATCGAGATTGGAAAAATCCCACGTCGACGACCGACACCCGAGGGGTACACGCACGCCGAGCTCGACGCGTGGGTGGACATGTGCAGACGCTTCATTCGCCGACTCCGCTCGTCAGAGAACTTTGGGTCGAGATGAAGGAGACCGTGCGCAAACTCGATCACATCGAGCACATCCTCTTGCGCCCGGACACGTACGTGGGGTCGACGTCGAAGGTCACGGAAGAGGCATGGGTGGTGGGTGCCGAGGGCACCTCCCTTGACAGACAAGTTTTGACATACAGTCCGGCGTTGTTGAAGATCTTCGACGAACTCTTGGTCAACGCGATCGATCGCAACGCGCTCTACCCGAAGGAGGTCAACACCATCGCCGTCTCCGTCGACGACTCCACGGGTGCGATCACGGTCGAGAACAACGGTCCGCTCGGTGGACTCGCGGTGGAGATTCACGCGACCCATGGAATCTACAACCCTGAGCTGATTTTCGGACATCTGATGACGAGCACCAACTACGACGATTCCGTCAAGCGAATCGTGGGAGGGCGAAACGGGTACGGGGCGAAACTGTGTAACGTGTACTCGAGACAGTTCTCCATCAAAGTCAAAGACCACGTGAACAAGAAGACGTACAACCAACACTGGACCGACAACATGCGGTCGTGCATGAAACCGAACATTCGAAGTTTTTCCGGAGCGACGTCGTCCGTGGCGGTGACGTTCATACCCGACTGGACTCGTTTCGGCATGTCTGGTCTCGACGCCGACTTTGTGAAGATCATTCGCAAACGATGCTGGGACGCCGCCGTGTGCACGAGTTCGAACTGCAAAGTCAAGTGGCAAGGTGAAAAGTTGGAACGACTCAATCTGCAAAAGTACGCGGCGATGCACGGGGTGGACAAGGTCTGCGTGGTCGAGACCGATCGATGGTCGGTCGCCGTCGGTCCCAGCGCGGACGGGTTTCAGCAGGTGAGTTTCGTCAACGGCATTTGCACCACGAACGGTGGGTCACACGTCGACCACGTGGTCAACGTCGTCACCCAAGGCGTTCTGGAGGAGATGAAGACCAAGATCCAACTCAAACCCACGCAAGTCAAGAACTGTCTTCACGTGTTCGTTCGGGCGACGCTGGAAAATCCGAGTTTCAGTAGTCAGGTGAAGAGTGAGTGCACGAGCAAGGTGGCGGACTTTGGGTCTCGATTCGAACCGACGACGAAGACGTTCTTCAAGAACGTCCTGAAGACTGGCGTCGCCGACGAGTTGACCGCCCTGTCTCGGTTCAAGGAGATGAAGGCGCTTCAGAAGACGGACGGGTCGGCGAAGAAGAGTCGCATCTCGGGCATACCCAAACTGGACGACGCCAACCGCGCGGGGACGAAGGACTCGCACAAGTGCTGTCTCATTCTCACCGAGGGTGACTCCGCGAAGAGTTTCGCCATCGCCGGTCTGTCGGTGACCGGTCGAGACCACTACGGCGTGTTCCCTCTGCGTGGAAAATTTCGAAACGTTCGAGACGCCTCGGTGTCCGCGCTCGAGAAGAACGAAGAGTTCACGTCCATCAAGAAAATCTTGGGTCTGCAACAAGGGAAGGTGTACACGGATCTTCGAGAGTTGAGGTACGGTCGACTTTTGATCTTGACCGACGCCGACCACGACGGGTCTCACATCAAAGCCCTGTTGGTCAACATGATCGAATGTTATTGGCCCTCGCTCTTGCACCTCGGATTCGTGTGGAGCATGGTGACACCCATCAAGAAGGCGTGGAAGGGGAAGGACGTCAAGACGTTTTTCAACGAACTCACGTACCAGGAGTGGGACAGCACGAAGACCGGGACCGGGTGGAACGTCAAGCACTACAAAGGTCTGGGGACGTCGTCGACGCAAGAGGCGAAGGAATATTTTCGCGAGATTGATCGATTGTCCATTCGATTCAATTTCGACCGAGACGCGTCCGACTCGTTGGCGTTGGCGTTCGACAAGAAATTGGCGGATCAGAGAAAGGTGTTCATTCAAGTGAACACGGCGACGCCGCCCACACCCCTTCCATACGGCAACATGCAAAAGGTGGACGTCAGCGAGTTCATTCACAGAGATTTCGTCAACTTTTCCATCGCCGATTTGAAACGGTCCGTACCGAATCTGATGGACGGTCTCAAACCCAGTCAGCGCAAAGTCCTTCACGCGTGTTTCCTTCGAAATCTGACCTCGGACATGAAGGTGGCGCAGTTGGCGGCGTACGTGTCCGAAGCCACCGCGTACCATCACGGCGAACAATCGTTGGCGGAGACCATCGTGTCGATGGCGCAAGAGTACGTCGGGTCGAACAACATCAATCTCTTGGTACCGTCCGGTCAGTTTGGGTCGAGACTCATGGGTGGGAAGGATGCGAGTCAGACCAGGTACATCTACACCCGACTGAGTCCAGTGACCCGAAAGATTTTCGACAAGAGGGACGACGACGTGCTCACGCCAGTGGTCGACGACGGCAAGGTGGTCGAACCCGAATTCTTCGCGCCCATCCTTCCGATGGTGTTGGTCAACGGTGCTCGGGGCGTGGGCACGGGGTACTCGTGTGACATCCCGTCCTTCGACCCGGCACACATTCGCGATAACATTTTGCGAGCGCTGGATCGTCAACCCATGCAAGAGTTGGTTCCGTTCTTCAAGGGGTTCAAGGGTCGAGTGTTCAAGAGCGGCGAACACACATGGATGACCGAGGGTATCTGGAAGGACGGTCGGGTGTTGGAACTTCCACCGGGTGTGTGGACGCAAAAGTTCAAGGAATCCCTCGACGCGATGATCGAAGACAAAACCATCACCGGGTACACCAACAACAGTTCCACGGACGACGTCGATTTCACCATCCAAGGATACACCGGGTCGGATCCGTACGCCGACTTTGGTCTTCGAAAATCCTTCGCCGTGTCGAACATGCACCTGTTCCACCCAGAGTCGGGAATCAAAAAGTTCGCCACACCCGAGGACATTCTCATCGATTTCATGAAGACCCGACTGAAATTTTACAAGTCACGCAAGGATCACTTGGTGACCTCGATGCGCCGAGAGTCCAGGGTGTTGGAGTGTAAATCAGTCTTCATGAAAATGGTGCTCAAACGCGAGATCGAGGTGTTGGGTCGGAAGAAGGCGTTGGTGGTTCAGGATTTACAGACCCACAAGTTCCCGACCGTGGACGACTCGTACGACTACCTGTTGAAAATCACCCTGAACCAATGCACGGAAGAAGCGGTCGTGAGCCTTCTCAAATCGTCCGAACAGATGAAGAAGGATCTGTACGTGCTCGAGAACACCGAACCCGTGGACATGTGGAAATCGGATCTTAAAAATTTGTAACGTAACACTAGGAATGAGTGGTGGCGAAGCCGCGAAGATCGCTCTCAAAGCCATCGGCGCACAGGACACGTTCCTGCTGAGCGGTGAGCCCGAAGACTCCCTGTTCCACTACGCCAACAAACAACACTCGCAATTTCGAAAGTATCATCGCTCGAAAAACGTCAACAAGCCGGGCACCGCCCAACCGAGTTGGCCGTTCGGGGAGACCACCATCGTGCGATATGAACCACAAAACATGGGCGACCTTCTGTCCAACATGTGGGTGAGTTTCAGACTCCCCGCCCTTCCCAACGGCAAGTACTGCGATCAAATCGGACGACACATGTTTCGAAAGGTGACGATGCGCGTGGACGAACAGATTGTGGAAATTTTTCACAGCGATTGGGCAATCATCTACGACGAACTGTACCAAGAGATTTCCGAAAAGGTCGCCGCGCGGTTTCTCACCAACCGATCGCTCGCGTACGACAGTTCAGAATTGAACACGGAGATCAACGCGTACGCGACCCAGGTCATCGTGCCGTTGAATTTCTTTTTCAGTCGACGGTACGCCGGGGACGAACACTCGGTGATCGAACCAAACCGCCCGTTCTTCCCCACGTGCGCCATACACAAACAGAAGATCGAGTTCGAGTTCGAGTGGTATCCCCAGACGTTCTTCACGGATTCGTCGGGTACGGTGACGCTCTCGGAATTCAACATCATCACCGAAGAAATCACGCTGACCCCAGAAGAGCGATTGTATTTCATGCGCGGACGTCAGACCATCGTCACGTCCGTGGCGAAGAAACACCCGGTGGTCCAGACCGAGGTTGGGAAACCGTTCGTCAAGAACGAGTTGGTCCCGAACGGTCCGGTGAAAGCCGTGCATTGGTTCTTCCGTAACAGCGCGTTCGAACAGGAGAA